TTGTTTATCATCGGACGTTAGTGACTAATTCTGAAAGTACATCTCCGTGACAATATTGTGGTTTACACCAACAACCAAGCACCTTATTTTTTAATTCGTGTAAATCATTTATTAAGTGTTTACCTTCCCCATTGGTAATCCATTCGCGATATGCTTCTACCGCTTCGTTTCTACTACCTACAATATATTTTGCAAGTGTTTTACCATCTTGTTTATGTGTGAATGGATTACCCCATTTACTTGGTCTTCCTATGTAAACATCATAAGGTGCTTTTTTACAATGGACAACACTGCAACTAACAGCAGGTATGTTTAATTGTGATTTTTGTGGCTCATTCAAGTTTTGTTCTTTTATTTCCATTTTATCTAAATATACCTGTGATACGATGATTAATTTAAAGGTAAAGTATTGAATTGGTCGATTTCAGTATGAACATTCGAAATGTTTAAATATTCTTCTCCGAGGTTTATATTTTCTATCTCAGAATCTAAAATTTCGTCTATAAAAACGTTATCAGTTTCGCAATACCTTTCAACATCATAAACAATACCACCATCTGATGAATTTAAAGACATGTAAAGTTTTTTACGAATATCACCACGACGATTTTTAACATAAACCACATAACGTTGATTAGTAACTTCATCGATACGAACATACATCATTGCGGTTGTGTTATGTTTTAACTTGGTAGAACCCGCATATTCACCACCTTTTGTTATATGTTGAATAACATCAAAAGCTGTAAACTTTTTGGCCTGGTTTTCACCTTTTGTGTGCTTCACTAACAAACGAATCAACCAACTTTCGATTGCCACAGCACTAAGTTTATTTTCACTATCTTTGATTTTATCTTTTACATCCATAAAAGAATCGATCAAAACATAATCCCAACCTATTTCCAGAACTTCTTCCAGAATGTTTTTTGGTTTATCGTAATCTGCCATATAAATGGTGTGCAATTGCATAAGTTGTGGAAGTTCTTCCGCAAGTTCACGATTATCAATCGGATTCATTTCGGAAGAAATATAAAGACATTTTTTTTCTGGATTTATTTTTTCAATATTGGCCATCTTATCAACCAACATTGTTGTTTTTCCAGAACCCGGTTCACCAACAACAACCGTGATCGTTCCAGGCATAGTACCGCCTTTTTTAGAAATAATTTTGTCGATAAATTTACCGCTTTTAATTGGAATAAAAACTTCCGGCGGAAAATTTAAATCAGCCAATTTAACAATTTCTGGTTTCTCTAATGACTTTGACATAAAATGTTCTTATTTTTGTTTGTGAATACAAATATAGAAAAATAAAATCAACTGGCAAAATTTAATTTATGGAAAAAAACAAAGAAGCGGTCAATCACCCTAATCATTATGGTGGCAAAGATAACATTTACGAAGCAATAAAAGTAATTGATGCCTGGGATTTGGGGTTTTCTTTAGGTAATGCAGTGAAATATATTTCTAGAGCAGGAAAAAAAGATTCTAAGAAAGAAGTCGAAGACCTTAAAAAAGCAATCTGGTACATTGAACACCACATACAAAAAATAGAAGAAACTGAAGAATAAAAAAGGGAACCAATTGGTCCCCTTTTTTTTATTGTTTCTTTCTAGTTTTAACCATTTTTGGTTTTTTGGTATCTATTTTGACATTTTCAGATTTAAAATCGTAGGGTATGCTTATTGTATCACCAAGATTTATCTCACCATCCAAAACTTTTTCCGCGATTGGATCTTCAACATATTTTTGAATGGCTCTATTCAAAGGCCTTGCTCCATATTTTTCGTCATAACCTTTTTCAATCAAATATTCTTTTAAAGTTTCGTCTATTTTAAGTTCATAACCCATTTCTTTAACACGAGCAATAACATCACGTAAGGGTATTTCAACAATTTGTTTTATACTATCCATATCCAAAGATTTAAAAACAATGATATCATCGAGTCTATTTAAAAACTCTGGTGCAAAAGCCTTTTTAAGTGAATCCTGGATAACACCTTCATTCGATTCTTCAGCGTTTTCTATTTTTGCTCGAGTATTAAAACCAACACCGGTACCAAACTCCTGAAGTTTTCTAGCTCCTACGTTTGATGTCATTACTATTAAAGTGTTTTTAAAATCTATTTTACGACCCAAACTATCTGTTAAATGCCCATCTTCAAGAACTTGAAGTAAAATATTAAAAACATCTGAATGTGCCTTTTCAATCTCGTCAAAAAGTATGACTGAGAAAGGTTTTCTTCTTACTTTTTCAGTTAATTGGCCACCGTCTTCATAACCAACATAACCCGGAGGTGAACCTATTAACTTGGAAATAGAATGTTTTTCCATATATTCACTCATATCAACACGAATAAGTGAATCACTAGAACCAAACAAACTTTCGGTTAACATTTTAACCAAATGAGTTTTACCAACACCAGTTTGGCCCAAACACATAAAACTTCCAATCGGTTTTTTTTGGTTTTTAATACCAACACGATTTCTTTTAATTGCTTTTACAATTTTTTCAATCGCTTCGTCTTGGCCGATAACTTTTGCTTTTAACTCCTTATCTAAATTACGTAATTTCTCATTTTCAGTTTGACTTACTTTAGTAACTGGAATGCCGGTAATCATGGAAACAACTTTAGCAACATCTTCTTCGTCAACCACAGGCCTAAACTTATCTATATTTTTTGACCACTCAGTTGTTTCAAACTCTAACTCGTCTTGATATCGTTTTTCTTCGTCTCGGAGTTTTGCGGCATCTTCGTACCTTTGTGCTTTAACAACATCCTGTTTTTTAAGATTAATCTCGTTTATTTTTTCTTCCAAGTCCAAAATCTTTTGTGGCGGTTTAATATGTACCTGCATTCTTGCTCCAACTTCATCCATGACATCTATAGATTTGTCAGGTTGTTCTCTATCTGTGATATATCGGTCAGCCAATTTAACACAAGCTTCTACAGCTTCATTGGTATAATTTACTTTGTGGTGATCTTCATATTTGTTTTTAATGTTATTTAAGATAACCAAAGTTTCTTCTTTCGATGGCGGTTCAACCAGTACCATTTGGAATCGTCTTGCGAGTGCCCCATCTTTTTCGATATTTTCACGATATTCATCAAGAGTTGTTGCCCCGATACATTGAATTTCACCACGTGCGAGAGCTGGTTTTAAAATGTTAGATGCATCCAGAGAACCTGAAGCGTTTCCGGCACCAACCATAGTATGTATTTCATCAATAAATAAAATAACATCGTCAACTTTTTCAAGTTCTTGCATAATACTTTTCATGCGTTCTTCAAACTGTCCTCTGTATTTAGTTCCAGCTACTAGAGAGGCTAAATCCAAACTAACTATACGTTTATCAAACAATATTCTGGCACACTTTCTTTCTATGATTTTAACCGCTAAACCCTCTACTATTGCTGTTTTTCCGGTGTTATGACTAACAATACCGTTTGTAAGGTAAGTGTGTTTATCGTCCAAAACTTCTAAATCATAAGTGTTAGTGACACCCATCAACTCCTTACGAACCAACACACCTAAACCATTATTAGTTTTAACAAAATCATTAACTTTTAAGTTTTTCAATCGAATGAAGGTCGAACCGTCTAAAATTTCTATTCTATCAAAAATTTCATGATTATCATTAAAAAATTTAGTTTCAGTTTCCACTAAATGGTCTTCAGAGGCTATAAGTTCTTCACCGGTATTTAGTTCGATTAGAAAGATATTTTTTTTAATTTTAAAATATAAATCCCCCACTGGTTTAAAACCATCTGGTGTTTTTATTTCATAAGAACCACCCTCACTAACTACTTTTTCAAAAAAATCTTTAATTTTTATTGTTTCAGTTAATTGTTTTGTTTCTGTCTCTTCGACCAAAACATCAGTTTTTTCGTTTATCATGCTAAAATATATTTATACAAAAAATATAAACATTCATTTAAATTAAGTCAATGGCTAAAGCATTAACATTATTAGAGTTTATCTTAAAATCAAAATCTAAACACGGTGATAAATACGATTATAGTTTGGTTAAATATGAATCCATATCCAAAAAAGTTTCTATCATATGTCCGATACATGGTGTTTTTGAACAAAAACCTTATGAACACTATACCGGTAATATTGGTTGTTATGAATGCTCCAAAAAAAAATTAAATACGGAAAATTTTATCTTAAAATCAAAATCTAAACACGGTGATAAATATGATTATAGTTTGGTGGAATACAGTAAAAATAATGTGTCTGAAGTTAAAATAATATGTAAAGAACACGGTGTTTTCAATCAGAAACCTTTATTACATTTAAGAGGTTCTGGGTGTCCAATTTGTTACGGTAATCCAAAAAAAACAACAGAAAAATTTATTGAGGAGTCTAAAAAAGTGCACGGCGATAAATACGATTATAGTTTGATAGATTACAAAAACAAACTTAAAAAAGTTTCCATAATATGTCCAATACACGGTGCTTTTCAACAAAGACCTGATTTACATTTAAACGGATTTGGTTGTAAAATTTGTAATGAGTCCAGATTGGAAAAGAAAGTACGAAATTTTTTTATCGAAAATAACATAAAATTTATTTCACAAAAAAAATTTAAAGATTGTAGAAACGTATTACCATTATCTTTTGACTTTTTTGTTCCAGAAAAAAATTTGTTGATAGAATGTAATGGTATCCAACATTATGAACCTGTAGAATTTTTTGGTGGTAAAAAAAGATATGAATATCAGAAAAAAAATGATAACATAAAAAAAGAATTTTGTGAAAAAAATAATATCAAACTAATAACAATAAGTTCCGAGGGTGATTTTTTTAACTTTATTATATCGTTATTTGATCACAAATCTTTATATTTGAGTTTCTGAGAGCCTTGATTTTACTGAGGTTTCGTAGGACTTGTGTATATATACTAGTTAGCGGTAATTAAATTGCTTCACGAGTGTTGCATTTATCACAGAACCTGCTTGCTGGAAATCCAAAATGGTCATACATATCAACAAGCCAATCATGTTCGCAATTTAACTCACCGCTAACAGGCGGTTGGCGCAATTGCTCTAACTCTGATACATAAGTGAGTAGTTGTTCAAACTCTCTCATTGCTAATGCTCTTTGGTATCCTGTGGTACTTTTTCCACTCATCCAAACTTTTAAGTTTTCAATTTCTGGTTTCATATAAATTTCGTTTAATAATCCGCAACTACGCCAACCGCCAAAACGTTATATTCAATATCAAAAATT